AAGGTTGCCAACGATTTAGGTTCACTTGCGCCAATGATTGGCAAGATGTTTGATGCTAAGAGTACCGCAACAAAAGCCTTGATTGAGGCTAAAAAGTCAAAGAAAGGTTCCAACATGGGAACCGCACTTCAGATTGAGATGGCGCTTGAACAGGCCAGAGCCTTTGAGGAAGAGTTAAAATTGTTGTTTATGCAAACAGGCAAGATTGACGTATGGAATAAGATTAAGGCTCGTCAAGCAGAAATGGATGCGGATGATGCTCAAGAAATAAGACTCTTTAATGCACAAGAACGTAAACGCAAAGAAAAAGAACAAGAGTTAAATGAATGGGGAATGATTATAGGTGCAGTTGCATTTTTCCTATTCATATTTTTTATCGGCACTTATGAATTGATAGAATGGTGCCAAACAAGTGCTAGGTGTGGAAGATGAACGAATATCAAAAGACATTTGACATGTGCTTAAAGATATTTGTGTATGGAAGTGTGGCGTTATACTTCTTAGGGTTTCTTAAATTCTTACCAGACGACCTATCAGATAGAATAGTCAACGGACTGATAGGAAAGGTTTTACCATTTTAGCATATGAAAACATATCGTTCTATTTTTGTGAGTGATGTTCATTTAGGTACCAAAGATAGTCAAGCAGATAAGTTAAATAACTTTTTAAAGCATAATACTTGCGACACACTATATCTAGTGGGTGATATTATTGATGCTTGGCGTATACAACAAAACAAGTGGCGATGGAAACAAAGCCATACCAATGTAGTGCGTAGAGTATTAGGTCACGCAAAACGTGGCACTAGAGTTGTTTATATAGCCGGCAATCACGATGAGTTTCTTAGACCCATGATACCATATGGTTTTAGTTTTGGTCTTGTTGAAATTCACAATCAAATAGAACATATAGGTGCCGACGGCAAGCACTATCTAGTTACGCATGGCGATTTATTCGACGGCATTACCAGGCTGGCACCTTGGCTAGCCTTCTTAGGAGATAAAGCATATGACTTTGTTCTTTCACTCAATAGCAAGTTCAATTGGATACGTCATCGTATGGGTTTTGGGTACTTTAGCATTAGCAAGTTTCTTAAACACAGAGTTAAAAAGGCAGTAGACTTTATGTTCAAGTTTGAAGAAAACTTGGCCAATTACTGTAAGAAGCGAGGTTTTGATGGAGTTATATGCGGACACATACATCACGCAGAGATTAAAGAAATTAATGGTGTTATGTATATGAACGATGGCGATTGGGTTGAAAGTTGTACAGCACTTGTAGAACATCATGACGGCCGCTGGGAAATTATAACTTGGACTAAGGAGAAAGACAATGATGAAACTGTGTGATAAAATTACTATTGTTGTGCCTTGTAAGAATGAAGAAAATTATATTCATCATCTACTAGATTCATTACGTTCACAAAATATAGGTGACACTAGAGTAATCATTGCTGACTGTTCCACAGATGCCACTAGACAAGTTATTAAAGATAACAGTATTGGACTGAATGTTGAAATCATTGATGGTGGTCCAGTATCTATTGCTAAGAACAACGGAGCAAGACTAGTCACTACTCCGTACATTCTGTTTATCGATGCTGATGTTCGATTCTTTAAAGATACAGTTATTCAAGATTCTGTTAACGAAATGGAATTAAAGAAACTACATCTTATTGGACTAAACATCAAATGTTACGATAAAGATATACGTGCAAAGATTGGCTTTACTGCATTTAACATAATTAATCATACATTAAAATTCTTTTCACCATTTGCAGTTGGCGCATTCATGTTAACACGTAAAGATAAGTTTGAAGAGTATGGCGGGTTTCCTGAAACTTTTTCAACGTCTGAAGACTATTTCTTATCTAGAAAGTATAGTCCTAAAAAGTTTAGAATTATTAAACATCATTTTGGTCAAGACAGTCGCAGATTCAAGAAGATGGGCTATATGGGTATGGCCAAGTATTTAACAAAAAATTTTATTAATCGTAATAACAAGGCTTACTGGGACAGTCTTGATTCCTCAAAATATTGGAATTAAACCAGACACAAAATAGTAGTACATTATTTTGGTGCTGGCGGTCTCTTCTTAGACGCAGGAACAGCCTTAGTAGATTGTTGTTTTGTCCTAGAGTTTTTAGCAATAGATGGTGCAGGTTTCTTAGTCCATGCTTGCTCTTTTACCGGTGCAGGTTTTGCTTCTACTACTGGTGCAACTTCAATTTTAGCAGTTACAGACTCCGTAGTCTCTTTGATATTTCTGACAGCAACATCTACCGCAGTCAAAGGAACTTCTTGAGTTGTTGTCTCCACTGCTGGTTTGACACCAGTGAAAAATTCTTTAATTTTCTTGAACATAATTATCGCCTCTTTAAGTTAAAATTTCAATCGCATGATTGTAATGATTGATTCTGTCTTCTAAGCCAATGTATCCACCATTGATTCGTTTTGTCATCGTCTTAATATCTCCAATATCTGCTAGTTCATTTAGTCTAGCGGCAGACCAGAACCAACAAGCAGAATGAATAGCATACTCTGCTTCAAGTAATAAATCAGGATTCTCAACTAGCACATTGCTTTCAAACAATGATTGCGAACACTTAGTGTAGTTGTTCTTTCCTGTAATTTGTACAATGCCTCTACCACGAAAGTACCAGCCTTCTCCAGATGCTTCATCTCCATTGCCCATACGATTTGCATAAACACGATTAGCAATCATCTGTGGTTTGCGTTCGTACAGTTTCGCTACTTCATCGTTAGGAAAATACTTACCAAAAGTACCACGCAAACCTTTTGCAGAGTAATTTAAATTCTCTTGCATCAAAGTAAATCCACCAGATTCATGTCCACATTGTGCCATGAATGCCGCAACTCTGTGTGATGTATCTATGTCGTATTCTGGCAATATATTAACTAAATTATTATACCACTCGTCAAAGTTTTTAACTTTTGGAATTAGCTGTCTTACTGCATCTTCTGTAAAAAAGTCCATTGCTGTCTCCTCTATGATTATATAGAAGTATTTAGCACAGACTTAATCCCAAAGTGCTTGATAGTATTTGCCGAACAAACGAAATCCGTTTTTGATTCTGTCTTCAACAACTTTCATGCCTTCATAGTCACACTTGTATGTATCGTTAGGACCATGGCTCATTCTGAAATGTGTGTGTTCTCCTTTGGGCACCACATTGCCATCTTTGTCAACAGGAGTCCAAATCAATTCGTGTTCACCAGAACGAAATGCTTCTTCCCATGAATCATCATTCTTGCAGGTGAATGCGAAAATCAGTTCGTCTAATACCCAATCCCAACGCTTGAAATGATTTTCGTCAGTCTCGTATTCATTTTCTTTTGCTGGTGCTGAAGTTGATTTCAGTTCTTCTGGCACATCTTCATCATCAACATTGGGGGCGCCATGCTTTGTTGCTTGCAATTGTTTCAGCATAGGCAAAACAATCATTGCAAGTGTGTGATCCATTGACCATGTGTCGTATTTGTCAATCTTAATATAAGACCTACGATTACGCTTAGATTCTATCCATTGACACAGTTTCAACAGCCAAGTTTCTGGAGCATCCTTTGAATCTGTAATTTCTTCATCTGTAGTCCCATGAGAAAGCCATGTACCAAACTTATGCACCCAATCAGGCTTACGTTTGTATCCATATTCATCTTCAATATTTTTTGCCCAAAAGCAAAGTGCGTCAGCTATCTGATATGGTCCAACCCAATTCTTATAAGGTCCGATGTAGATTTTCATATAATCGTTTTCTTTCGTGTGTACTGATACACATGTGGATTTGGTTTATTACGTATTGATTCGCCAGATACAAATGGATCATCATCAACCAATTCACCGAATTCTTTTTCCATGTAGTATGTGCCAATTTCTCTAATGCACTGATCCATTAAACTATTAGACCCTGAGGAATCAATACCTGCCCAAAAACGAATTGGCGAACGACCCCAAGTCCTATATTTCAGTACACCATGAAAAATTGCTCGATGTTCTGCGTTACTAGCATCAAAGGTTTCATATCTTCGACCGAACTGTTGAATTTTGCTCATTATTTATTCCATCATCAATAATTATCATATTTAAAAGTCGTTTAGCATCTGTGCGAACTTCATCACTCACTGCCCAACCATATCCTTCCGGATTCAATAATTCTTTTAGAAAATATTGAATTTCACTTTCAGTATTTTGAACCATCCGACACCCCCATAAATGAACTATCTATACAAAAATCTTCAGGCAACTTCTCCACAATCTTTTCAAAGTGGTATGAACTTGGATAGTGTCGTAGAACACCCAACGCACGTTTACGAATGTATTTTGGTACTTTGGGTGTTACTTTCGGGTCCAACAAGTCTAAAAGCATTTGGTGGCCACAACGCATCGCACGATATCTTTCGTCAGGTAGCGTCATTGTAATCACCATCACGCACATGTTCTTCCAACCCAGTGAAAAATGTTTTCATTTTAAGCTCATCGGACCAAAAATTAACATAATCATTATCCACGTCACACAACGCCAGTGCATCATCTTTGCTAATCACACGATGCGACACGATTGTTTCACCAAGATGTTCTTGGCTAAACTCTTTTGCTTCTCCCATAGTAACAGTATCAAGTGCCCAATCAGCTTTATCTTTACCATGTTGGTCTTTGCCAACAGGAACTTCTACCATGTAACGTTCACGAAACGTAGAGACAGTTTCAACAAGCACCCATTGTGTTTCAATCTTTTTCATAGTCCAGCTTCCATCTTTATTGTCAGTCCAATCAATGTTGTCGCCAGTCTTCCAACCAGTTCCCTCTAGTATATCATCATTTAGAGGAAGAATCAAATCACCAGTTTCTGGGTCTTCTTCCAAGTTTATAGTCCAAGTTTTGTTTGCCATACGTACTCCTCAAATCAATAATATAATTATAACTCAAGTGTGGTGGAAAGTCAAGCGGCAATCATTCTTATAAGCCCTATAGAGTCTATTGTAGTTAGCAGTAGATAGTTAGCCAACATGCCAAAAGATTTCCTAGTCCAAGAAGCCCAAGCATACATAGCACAGCCAAGGATCCAGATAGGATAAAGAGCAAGAAGCGGAGGGGTGGGGACTGTGAGTGCCATAGTAATGCTACAGCCGATGCTAATAGCCCAAGCAAGCAACTCAACAGCAAAGCGAATTCTGTTAGACTTAAAGTCATCTTTAATCCATTCTATAGTAGGGCGCAACAAATCAATATTCATTCATTAATCCAAATTAAGTAATTGTGGATGTGTCTTAACAAAATACATTCTCAATGTATTCCAATGCTGAAATAAATCTGGCGAATCTTGAGTCAATGTCAATCGCTTCAACTCATTCATCGATTCTATGATTCTATAAAAATCGTTTACTTGATCCTTATAAACGCTGTAATCATACTTTCTGCTATAGATTTTGTATTTTCTATTCATGTGCAAGTATGTTGAAAACAATCTTTCTACAATGAACGGAAACATATTCAGATTTGGATCTCTAGCATAGTTTGCACTACCATGATAAATTTCTGCTTCATGTCCAGTCAATGCTTCTAGATGTTTTTTAACATCTTTAACAAAAGCAATATAGTCTAACCAGAATTGTTTTCTTGCGACAAAGTAACTGCAATAGCATGTAGCATCTGTCATTACAACTTCAAGCGCAGTGGTATCATAGCCTCCAGCTTGTAGTGCTGTTCCAGTAACGTTACGAATTCCTTTGTGAAAGTATTCACCTTGTTCCCATACGTTATACGTGAATGCATCTTGCACTCTGGCATGATTAAAAATCCAAACGTCTGCTTCTGGATTGTCTTTGATCGCATCAACAATAACTTGTGATGAATGTCGCATCTTGTCTTGCCAACGCGGACCAAACACACCCCATGCATCTAAGTCATCTGCAAAGCCTTCATCAATAATACGATTGAATGAATGAAACTCTCTCAACTCAGGGCGTTCATTCTTCGTATTGTCGAATGGAGTTAACAGAGAATCAACTTGTGGTATCTGACTTTGTTCAAAACAAATCTGAAAAATTTTATAATTCACTCTGAAACCTCAGCCCCATTGGGGGCAATGTTTCCTTCAATTCCGATTTTTGCAATCTTCTGAATTTTTGATGGATCTAAATGCACAAACAACAAATGCTCTATGTCAATGTATCCACTGCCATTTAAAACCATATTCATATCTTTAAACATTCTGACATATGATTGTGCAATGTTGGGAAGTAATTCAGAATCAAAACTCCACAGTCTACTCATGTATTGAAATATAACTCCACCAGTTTGTGATGAGGTAAATTGACTAGTGAAAGGACCACGAATGATAATCTTATTCTTTGCATCTAGGTGCGTCTGATAATTGAAGTTATCATTCAATAGATATCTTCCACTCATCTTAAAGATTCGTTTGTATTTTTTGTAGTCGCCAGAAACAACAAGGTCTTGAAACGTTGAACCGAACATAACAATCTCTGCCATGTTCTTTACAATGTCTTGACTTGGAATAGCTAAAATATCTTTGACAGAAGGTGCGTCAGAAAAACTAACAATGTTCTTTGCATATTCTTCTAGAACTTTTCGTTCTTTGTCAGTTGGCGCTTTTAATCCACCATCAAGTATAATAATATCAGCATCACATCTCTGTCTGATAGATTTCAATGTGTTTATTGTTTGTTCTAGTCTCTGTTCTGCACTATACACTCCATGATTAGTGTGTATGGCGGAAGATACTAAAAATATACTTTCATTAGTATCAGACATTTGGGGACTCTTTTTTTACACGTTTACGGGGTGTTGGCTTTTTAGTTGTTGTTGCTTTTTTTGCGCGTTTGGGTTTAGCCTCTTCTTCAGCTAATTTTGATAAGATTTCGCCGCGGGCATTTAGTCTATTGAACACATCTTCGGCTTCCATCCAAATATCTTTGTTCTCTAATATAGACTTGATCTCATCACTCGTCAGGAAGTGTTCGTATACGCCACGCATGAATTTATCTGACCACTTTCGCTCATACATTATATTGTCATACATTTCTCCTCCCTTGCCGATGGTGCCGCCGGAGTAATTATGAAACATAAACATAGAATGGTCTGATATTTCAAACATATCAGCCGATAAGAATACCATCGTAGCCGCAGACATACATGCACCCTCTACGGATGCTACAATGTTTGCACTAGACTCTGACATAACGCGCATGAGTTGAACTGCGGTGAATAAGTTGCCGCCAGGAGAATTGATATGAATTTTAATAACATCAGTCTCGGATGCATTTCGGATCGTTTCATACCACTCTACATAATTATCGGGTGATAATATTTCTCCCACCAAGTACAGTGTGCGTAAATGTCCAATAGGTTTTGGATGCCTTGGTTTTTTTGCATCATCGAAACCGAATAGTTCACTAAGTTTTTCTTCTTCCATAATTATCAATTCCTACATTAATATAGATTATTATACTCTATTTGGTTTGTGTTGTCAATCCATCAACCCCATATTTGCATATCCAATACGCATCTATTAAGTCCGAAGATGGATTCCATTGTTTCTCTGTCATATGTAGTTCGTCTTTTAAACGAATATCATTGTGTTCTTCAAACACCTCCTGCATTCTTTCTTTATTTGCATTGCCTTTGCCAGTTGCGTATTTTTTAATAACGGTTGGCGGTACTTCGGTGAAATTTATATCAAACAGCCAGAGTTTGTGTTTTAGAATCCCGGTGTTTTCTGCAATATTAAAAACTTTACCTTTTGATCCCATAGAATATCCTTCGATAAAGACTTCACATTTTCTATTGTTTTCTATGAGTTTATCTATAAAGAAATTTGATATTGCATCATATCGTTCGACCGAGGACATGTTTTCGTGCTGAAAATATTTACCTGTAATGTTTTTAATTTTAACATCATACTTTTTGAGCGAGGTTAGAAAATAAAAATTGCAATCGCTAAAAGTAAAAGACTTAAAATAATCGGTCCCATCATTGTTATCTCCCGTATCGAACACACACATTGCTGGAGAAGTCATAGAGTAATCTATGCCAGCAACAATCATTTATCACCATCTTCCGACCATTCATCGTCCACTAATTGTTCCCATTCATTTTCAGTCCAATCACCTGAAGTGTCTTCAATTGCATCTTTGGGAAGAGTGTCTGCGCAGTAAGCACAATAAATTGGTTGAATTTCTTCGAAACTGGTCAGAGAATAATCTGCGCCGCATAATGCACAATTTATTTTAAATACACTAGATGATACCATATAATTTACCTCTCGATATTAGTTATTGTGATTGACAAGTTCTTTCACGATAAACTATATATCCATCGGGTCTTATGACTTCTCTCCACTCGGAGCATACTTGCCCTTGAGGAGTTATGTTTGAATATTGTATGGTGTTTTGTTGATATTGGGAATGACGGTTTATGATCTCATAGTCAAAGTAAATAACACCGCCTGTAACAACGCCCCCGACAATAGCAGGAACAATCCATCCTCGATTTGGTTCCCAATATGATCCATATGGATATCTATTGAATCCATGGGGGTGTTTGGTAATGGTGTATTGCGCACATGCGCTAGTAGATAATATCAGTAAAAATATTGCTATCATTTTTTTCATATTGAATTGCACCATGATGTTTTGGCCTCGCCGTAGTATTCTCTAGCGTAGCCTTTAGAAATTAGGGCTTGTCGTAAACTTTTTCCGTCAAGCATAACATCGCCTAAGACGCGCCCACCATATTTGTCCCAATCCATTAGAACAACTTGTCGAATTTTACTTGCGGCAATCATTTCTTTTGTGAATTTAGTAGCCGCTTCACCTCTTTGCGCTTCGCTAGGACATTGCGCTCTGTGTCCTTTTTCTGGTGTGTCAACACCAAAGACACGAATGCTCAATTCTTTTTTGAGTGGATCTGGAAGGAATCTCGCTTCAAACGCAACAGTATCCCCATCGATAACCCTAGTAATATTAGCGTCATATGTTACTCCAGCTTTCTGTTTTCCTGTTTGTGCATGTGCGTTCAATGCAGAAAATACAAATCCTGCAACAATCACCGTGAGCCAAAATATATATTTCAAGCGGGTCATGGGGTAGGAGGCTCAATGACTGGCCATTCAGTTGGAATTTCCACAGAAATTTCTTCACTGACAATTAGATATGTGATTTCATGCGCCTCATCATATTTTTTCTCCTCGGATATTTTGGAAGAATCATCATTTAATATGGCAACAAGATCATCATGTATATCGGAAGCAAGGTTATGCCAGGCGCGGGTAGATATCAATCCGTCATCCGAAATAATATCTATCGGTATGTGATTAATCTTTAGTTTGATAACTTCGCCGATAATAGTTTCACCAGCTTGATTTATTGTGGTAGATTCTTCCGTATATTTATTGAATTCATTCCAGGCTTCACGGTATGAATCAGTTTTCTCATACCAAGCAGTATCTACATTCGGTCTCGTTTGAACAATTTTTAAATGATATTGTAATTCGGTTGCCATTTTTATCTCCTAATATTGGGGGTTAGTATTGTGCATACTCTATTTATCATGCGGCTTTGCCCCAAACATCAGCCCAATCACCTTTTGTAGCACCTTTTGCGTAATCAGTAGCACGATTCTCAAAGAAATTGGTATGCGTTGGTGCATTAATCATTTCCTCGACCCATGGTAGTGGATTCTTTTTAACTTTGTAAATGCCTTTTAGACCCAAACTGATCAAACGTCTGTCTGCGATATATCGAATGTATTTTTTAACGTCTTCAGCCGTAAGTCCTTCCATTGCACTAATGCCAAATGCTAAGTCAATGAACTTATCTTCAAGTTCTACCATTCGTTCTGCGATAGTATATATCTTCGATTTTAATTCATCATCCCAAATTTCATGATTTTCTTGGATGAACGTTCTAAACAATTTAATCATAGACTCACAATGTTGTGTTTCATCTACAATAGACCAAGTAACAATTTGTCCCATTCCTCTCATTTTACCTGTGCGAGGAAAGTTCAAAAGCATAATGAATGAAGAGAACAACTGCATACCTTCTGTGAATGCTGAAAATACTGCAATATGTGTAGCAGTAGATTGTAAATCTCCATTTGCATCTGAAATGTTCAACACATAATCGTGCTTGTCTTTCATTTCTTGATATGCTAAGAATTCATTGTATGTTGTATCTGGCAGACCTAATGTTTCGATCAGGTGTGAGTATGCGGCAACGTGTAATGCTTCTCTAGCGGCAAAGCCAAGTAACATCATACGCACTTCTGGTTGCTTGAAGTATGGTAGATAGTTTTTTACGTAACCACCCGCAACGTCAATATCACCTTGAGTAAAGAAACGAAAGATGTTTGTAAGAAAATGTTTCTCTTCATCCGTTAACTTCTTTTTCCAATCCTTAACATCTTCGGCCATCGGAACTTCTGTGTGTAGCCAATGCGACTGTTCATGCTTCAACCATGCATCATATGCCCAAGGATAATTAAATGGCTTGAATGCATCTCTGCTGTCCATCAAATTACTTTTTGTTTTTGCTGTGGTCATTCTGTGGCCTTTATTTTTAATATCGTGTTAGGACTGTGTTCTGCATATTTTCGTATTGCATCTTCTAATGTTTTTCCCTGCGCCAAAAACACATTGGTCGCTGAATTCCAAATGTAAATTTGTCCCGCGCTCACTTCAGTTCTAATAAAAACTGTTTCCGGCACTATATCTTCTACCGGAGGTGAGTGTGTGGGTCTATGTTCCTTTGGCGTACCGAATCTAGATTTTAAATCTCTATATGCTAAAAAGAAAATAGCAAATACAAACAACACATCCCAAATTCCAAATGATAATTCCATCTTTATCCCTCGCAAGCTAAACACGTATCGCCATCGATAAGTGCTTTCATATCTAGTTCTTTGATAACTTCACGTTCAATTCGTCTTGAGACTTTATCTGCTTTACCAATCTTCTCTGAACGACAGTAGTACAATGTTTTTAGTCCTTGCTTCCATGCTTGAAAGTGTACTGCATGTAAGAATTTAATGTGTACATCTGGTCGAAAGAAAAGATTTAAAGATTGTGCTTGATCGATATACTCTTGTCTATCTGCGGCATGATTAACT